TCTGGGAGCACAAACTTGGCCGGGGCCTCCAGTGGAAGCACAAGGTCCGTTGATGTCGGCGAAAGTGGGGTCGGTGATGTAGGTAAGCTGAGTGGTGTGACCAATCATCTTGTAGTAACCGGCCTGTTGCTCAGCAGACAAGGTAAGCTGGTTCCAGATGTGCATCCAGTCACCATATTGGCGGTCAATTCTCTGGCCTCCAATCTCAACCTCAACCTGAGCAATGAGCTGCTCACCGGGGTAGTCTAGCCAACGGGCATAGACATCACCACTGGCACCTTTCATGGTCTGGTTAATCTCGGGGAGAGTAACCTGGACATAGGTGCGGTAGGCAAGATCTCCATTTCTGGAGATGGTGCAACTAACACGGCGACCGAAATCGGCCTGGCCGTTGAAAGTTTGCTCGATGGACTCCATCGCGAAGTTGGTGTGGCGTCTGTACGACACCTTCCAGAAAGTAATCTCGGGGTTTCCAGTAAGGAAAACATCTTGTGCGCCGTAGGCGACTAATTGCATTAAGGCTCCTCCCATCTTTTTTATATAATTTAAAAACATAATTTCTCCTAAATCTGAGCGTATAAACCCATTTTTAACCTATTTTCTCTACATTCAAAGGAAACCGACGGTTTCCTTTAGAACCTTCCCTTACAATAATATAGAAGACAGGTTTTCAAGATATGGGTTGCCCATGTAGGCAGTTGTGTTTCCAGTTTCACCCTTGGCGCGACATTTAGGGGTAAAATTTATGAATCCTTTTTATATGCCGGTCATTTGCAAAAAAGATATTTGTCGAAACCCAGCCGTTTATGGATTTTGTTTTGGAAAACCTCTTTTTTGTTCAATGCACAGAGAACCCGAATCGAAAAATGTAAGAACTTTGGAACCGGGGTTACCAGCGGATGCAGTGGTTAAGGAATGCATACAATGTTCTAGCAAGAATGTGTTTGCAAGGTTCAAATGGTATTGCAAACATTGTTACGTGAAAATGTACCCTTTGGACCCGCTTTCTCTCCAAACTGTGTATAAATCGAAGGACACCATTATCCAAAAATTCATTGATTCCAAGTTTGACGGGTTTATCCATAAAAATGGATGCAGCCAAATCCAAATCAATGGATTCACACTTACCGTAAATTATGGTGATCAAGATGTTTCTGAACAAGATGTTTCTGAACAAGATGTTTCTGAACAAGATGTTTCTGATCAAGACATAGTTATTAAGTTTAACCCCAATAAATATGAGAACGGCAAGAACCCGATGTTATACACTCGGTTGCCGGAATTGGAAAAGGAAATTTCAAAACAGTTTGAGAGATTGGTTACTCCATAATTGGTTTCCAAGAACAAACCCCGTTTTTATTTGGCACGGATTCGTACATATTGCCGTCGTTGCCTTTCATTTTTTTACCACAATTTTGGTTTGCGGGGTAAGGCGGCGATTTTCGCATTTTGTATTTTTTCAGTGTTTTGCTAAATTTATTTACACTGGAAACCATCTCTATTTTTCGGGTCAATTTGCGCCGGGTCTCTGGAGTTAATTTCAAAGGATTGGTCTTGGTTTTCAATGCATATTTGAAATTGCGGATCCAAACACTTTTGCATCGGTCTTTGCACGTTCCTTTACCAATTTCGGACAAAATGCTCATCGCTTTGCTATAAGAATTGATAAAAGGCATTTATATAAGTTTATAAATAAATATTGTCCCCATATTTTTATATGGGAACAAGGAAAAACAAATAAAAGATGTAACCGTAGGTTTCTTTTATAAAGAGGAGTTTTCAGCAATGAATTTTTCTAAATAGTCTTCCATGAAAACTTCTCTCTTCCCATCATGCGATTTTTGGAAAATGTATTTACCATCGCGTTTTTTCACATTCCACCCTTTCTCTACACAATTGAAAATAAAAAGCATTCTATGAAATGTCTTTGCATCAACGTTGGTTGTATCAATGCTAGATTTAATCATTGGCGATTTTAAAATATAGTTTCACTTAAAATTCATGGAGAGAACGTAAGTAAGGTTATTCACGGGCTTGAGAAATATATTCTTTAATAGTATATAAATTACTTGGATTTCCGTAGGAAAGTCCTCTTTGACTACAAGTATAATTATTGTCTTTATCTCTACATTCTTTTGGCAAAGTCTTTACTGCGGCTTTAATATTTGCTTCAGTAATTAAATTTTTATCTAATTTTGGGTAGGTTGTTTTTAATGCATCTTTTATAGTATCTATGGAAGCAGGTTCGTCCTCTAACCTATTAATAAATCTTGGAGATTTTGGAGATTTTGGAGATTTTGGAGATTTGCGGGTTAAGTCATATCCTGGTGTAGTATAAATGTTTATTCCTGGTTGTCTACCAAGAACACTGTTAATAATAGTTTCTAAACCATATTTCATACCCCCTCTTTGTTTTACGGTTTTTGCTGTTTTGCGGTTTTTTGTTTTCCTGGATTTTTTCATTATATATTATTAAAATATTTTTTACTCAAAAGAAGATTCAAATCAAATCTTTTACACTAAAATAGTACAACGTGCCTGTAACAATGCTTAAAAAAGGAAGGATCAGGCTTCGCCAATGCGGTTCTCCCAAAATGATTTAAAATCTACCATTGTATATTATTTAGGAATGACGGACCCCCTTTTAAAAGAAGACACCTCTCGCTACGTGATGTTCCCAATTCAAGACGAAGACATCTGGAAGATGTACAAGAAGCAGGTAGATTGTTTTTGGCGTGTTGAGGAAATTGATTTGTCAAAAGATTTAGGTGATTGGGCGAAGCTTTCGCATGATGAGCAACATTTTATCTCGATGGTTCTAGCATTCTTTGCGGCCAGTGACGGAATTGTCATGGAGAATTTAGCAACACGTTTTATGGCGGATGTCCAGCTTTCAGAAGCCCGTGCTTTCTACGGGTTCCAGATTGCAATGGAAAACATTCATTCCGAGATGTACAGTGTGCTCATTGAAACCTATATAAGCGACAAGGCGCAGAAACACAAGCTGTTCAATGCGATAGAGACGTGCCCGTCCATTGCAAAGAAAGCGAACTGGGCGAGACGGTGGATTGGATACGAGGCAAGCAACGAAACGTTTCCAACGCGTCTGGTTGCGTTTGCCTGCGTCGAAGGTATTTTCTTTAGCAGCAGTTTTGCCGCAATTTACTGGATTAAGAAACGTGGTCTCATGCCGGGATTGACTCTTTCCAATGAATTTATTAGCAGAGATGAGGCGCTCCACAGCGAATTTGCGATTCTTCTTTATACAAAATTGTATGAAAAAATAGATAAATCCAAAATTGTGGAAATTGTGAGAGAGGCGGTGGAGATTGAAAAGGAATTTATTACGGAATCGTTGCCGTGCCGGTTAATTGGAATGAATGGAAAAATGATGTGCCAATACATTGAATTTGTGGGCGACCGTCTTTGTCTACAACTTGGAATTGAAAAGATGTATAACAGTGCAAATCCTTTTGATTTTATGGAACTGATTAGTTTAGAAAGCAAGTCCAATTTTTTTGAACGCACCGTTTCCGAGTATGCGATGGCAAATAAAGAAGTTGCGGAAAATGTTTTTGAATTGACATGTGATTTTTGAATTTAGTATTTTTATATATACAATTTATATATAAAATGGAAGGAATGGAAAAAATTGATTTATCTATACCGTTAACGTATCAAGAAATGCAACAAACATACGATAAAAAGAAAAAATACCAAGTAATTGTGTCGAACAAAGAAACAACAGAGAAACAAGTGAATGAACATTGTAGAATAATAACTGCAGATACAAAAAAAATAGTTTTTCAATGTTATAAAAATATGCGTGAAAAAGGAATGCGTAATAGCACTACACGTCAAATCAATATTATAGTTAATGAATCTCGTGAAAATAATAAATATATATTACCTGATGCCGAAGATTTTGAAATTTATGTTTATGAAAGTGATGAAACTGAAGGAGGAAAAAGCCGTAGAAAATCCAAGAAATCTAAGAAATCCAGGAAATCTAGGAAATCTAGGAAATAAAAAAAACAAATTGTTTTCTTTTTTTTATTTATTTATTTTTATTTACAACAATTTATTTACAACAATTTATTTATTTTCATTTTGATTCAACAATTTGCGAACACACCATGCACCAACGAGCATCCACATGGTTGAAATCACGTTTCCACTATTGTATATGCACCAACGAAGTGCAATACAATGCGGGGCGGTTGCAATAAAAGGTGACGCCACGAAGCCCATAAAAGTTGCGGGCGTGCAAAAGTAAATATACAGATGTGGCGTTGCAAAATGCAACAATATCCACAGGACAATTCCGGTAGGCGATAATATAGTTTTTAATGTAGATCTAATAATATCCATTTTTCTATCAAATAATAATTTTTATAACAAATAATAATTTTTATAACAAATAATAATTTTTATAACAAGTAATAATTTTTATGCCATAACAACTACTATAACAAAAGAGTTCAATTTTATAATATATTGGATATAGCATCTTTTTGTTCAGGTGTTAATGTTTCTGGAAATTTAACTTCAAAATCCAAAACTAAATTTCCGGTAATTCCTTCTCTCACCATTCCCAAATTTTTAAAAACTTGTTTTGCGCCTGTGAATAATACAATATTTACATTTAATCCAAGCTGGTTCCCGTTTAAATGTTCCAGTTTGAATTTAAATCCACATAAGGCTTCTTTCAACGTAATTGTTTTTTTGTAAAACAAATCGTTTTTGTTCCTTTTGAATTCGGTATCGTTGGAAACATGAATTTGAATATGTACGTCGCCCTTGACTGATTTACCACCAACGTTAATAATGTTTCCGCTACCTTGTATTAAAATCGTTTCATTGTCATCGATTCCTTGTGGAATATTAATATGAATCGTTTCGTTTTCATTGATTTTTAATTCTTCTTCTTGAATCCATCTTTCAAATTCAACTTGAACAGATGTTCCGGTATATGCTTGTTTCAAAGTGATGTGAATATCCTTAACAATGGGTTCTGGTTTTTGAATATGTCTTTGAAAAAACATTCCGGGCATTCCTCCGGGCATTCCTCCATGCATTCCTCCATGCATTCCTCCATGCATTTCTCCATGCATTGCGCCTCCTTGTCCAAAAAGCATTTCTAAAATATTCACTCCAGGGCCTGCTTGTGCAAAATGAATGTTTGAATTGCCGAACGGGTTGCCAAATGGATGACCAAATGGGTTGCCAAACGGATGACCTCCAAACTGATTCTCAAAAGGGTTTCCATTTGCTTCCATGTCATAGATTTGTCTTTGTTGAGGGTCGCTTAAAACTTCGTTCGCAGAATTAATTTCTTGCATTTTCTGATTGGCCTCGTTTTGTTCTTCTTGCGATTTTGTTTTTACTTTGTCCGGATGAAATTTCATAGACAATGCACGAAATGCCTGTTTGATTTCTTTTTCCGTTGCAGTTTTGGAAATCCCCAGCGTTTCATAATGGTTTTGCATATTATATAATTAATTTACAATTTGTTTTATATAAATTTTTTTACAAATAATAAAAAATGCATTTAAAAAATGAATAAAAAATATATAATTAACGATTATTTCTTTAAAATTGATACTATAGTTAGTACCCAAGTTCCAATAGTTATTATATACAAACTGGGTGACAATATGAATATTATTTGTATTTTTTTTTTGGTTTCAATATCTAAATTACAACAATTATTATTATTACAATTTGAAAAAACGCGTTTATTTTTTAGCATCGGCATCATTACTTTATTTCTTAAGAAAAACATTATATGAAATAATACATGAAGATGTCTTTATACAAAAAAAATGCATATAATTTTTTTACAAATAAAAAAAATGCATATAAAACATTGTTTCGTATTTATTTAAATGGACCCGGATACTTTTATATTAAAATACAAACCTTATTTTATTCAAGATTTTTATTTTGAACCATCACATTTATTGGTATTGAATACTTTACAAGAATTAGATGATTTAAATTTATTGATTGTTGGAAATTCTTGTTCTGGAAAAACGTCGTTAATTTATGCAATTATTCGCGAATATTATGGAATGAATAAAACCGCAATTTTCCCAGAACATAATATCATGTTTATTAATAATTTAAAAGAGCAAGGCATCCAATTTTTCAGAACCGAAATGAAAACATTTTGCCAATCAAAATCAAATATTCCGGGAAAAAAAAAAATAATTGTGGTAGATGATATTGATATTATAAATGAACAGAGCCAACAAGTTTTTCGCAACTACATTGACAAATACTCTAAAAATATTCATTTTATATCCGTATGCACAAATATTCAAAAAGTAAATGAAAGTTTGCAGTCCCGGTTGCATATATTGAAAATAAACAAAACAACAATTGCAAACTTACAAACAACAATGAACAAAATCATTAAAAATGAGCATTTAAACATTGACGAAGATGCTAAAAAAATTTTATTAAATATCAGCAACAATTCCATTCGCGTGTTAATCAACCATTTAGAAAAAATATACATACTGAAACAACCCGTGAATGCTGAATTGGTATGCAAACTGTGTTCCAACATATCCTACCAGCAATTTGATAACTATATCGACCGATTAAAAGAGCGGGATTTAAATGGAGCAATCCAAATATTATATGAAATATATGAACACGGATATTCGGTCATCGACATCCTTGATTATTTTTTCACATATATCAAAAACACCGTGAAAATAAAAGAAGCAGAAAAATACAAAATACTGCCCTTTCTCTGTAAGTATATAACTATTTTTCACAAAGTTCATGAAGATTCAATTGAACTTGCATTTTTTACAAATAATTTATTTACTGTCATATCGTCTTCGTCGTAAATGAAACGTTAAAATGTTTAAATAAAATACTATAAATATAATAAATGGCATCTTTACACAATCTTGATATAAATACATATTCTTTAGAAGAAATCTTTGGTCTTTTCAATTTGAACTACGATTTAACGGAAGAATCCATGCGCAGTGCAAAAAAGAAAGTCCTGATGATTCATCCGGATAAATCGCAACTTCCTGCGAACTATTTTCATTTTTACAAACAAGCATATGAAATTATATTGAACATATACAAGCAAAAATCAAAAATAAATGATTCCAAAGGCGCGCCGAAACAATATAGTCCAAATGTAGAACAACATGGAACGATTGGCAACAACGAAACAGATTCAAATACGGATGTTTTTAAAAAAGTTTCAAATACTAAATTTAACGAATTGTATGACCAAAATATGACGAAAAAAACGGATAATTCGAGATACGAGTGGTTCCGGCGCGACGAACCGGTGATGGATGATTTTAGTAAAAGGCAAGTCAATCCCAAAAACATGGGGTCCGAACTGGATTTAATTAAACAGAAACAAGCCGCTTTAATGGTTTATAAAGGTGTCCAAGAAATGCAAAGTGGTGGGGGGACAAGTTATTTTGACGACGATGAATCCACTGAAGAATATGTGGCATGCGACGTTTTTAGTAAATTAAAGTTTGACGATTTGCGCAAAGTTCATAAAGACCAAACCGTGTTTGCAGTTTCAGAAGCGGATTTTAACAAGAGACCGCAGTACAAAACGGTGGATCAATTTGTGAGAGAACGTGGCGATAATGCGCCCTTGTCAAAAGCAGAGTCTGCAACTCTTTTAGAAAGACAACAGAAAGAAAAGGAACAGATTATCATGAACAAACAGCACCGAGACTACATGTTGCAAAAAGAGTACGAAGAAAAACAAAAAACGGTTCGTGCCGCATTTCTCCAATTAAGGTAACCAAGGTTCCCTTAAGATCCCTCCTTTAAATGCGAAGGATATAATCCCTTTTTATAAAGGGATGGGGTCATAGGGCTTGTAGGATACAAGCTTCCCTTACGAGTTCCCTCCTTTAAATGCGAAGGATATAATCCCTTTTTATAAAGGGATGGGGTCATAGGGGAAAGGGCGAAGCCCGACGGCTTAACCGTAGGTTTCCCCTAAAAATATCTGCGATTATTATAATATCAAATAATGTTTGACAAAAAATATGCTTACCATTATTTATTTGCAATTGGTGTAATTGGAGTTGCCAGTTATTTTGGCGATAAAATAAAACAAGGATTATCTAGCAGTGATGCAGAGAATGAACTGATTCGCAAGTATCTTTTAAATGAATCGCCCCTCTATGGAATGAACCGTCCAAAACTTTGGATTCACAGCACTTATGAAAAAAATGCACGCCAGTGGAAAGATTTTTATAGTCGAAATACCACCGATTTGAACCAGCCGTACATTCATCTCACTATCAAATCAATCATTAACCATTGTGGAGCAGATTTTAATATTTGTCTCATTGATGATGAAACATTTAGCAAACTTATTCCTACTTGGGAAGTCAATATGAAGATGCTTTCGGAACCGCACAAATCTACATATCGCGATTATGGGATGTTGCAACTTATTTACTTGTATGGAGGAATCATTGTGCCAAATTCTTTTGTTTGTATGCAAAGTTTGACACCTCTTTTGGCAGAGCAACCATTTGTTGCCGAAATGGTGAATCGCACTTGCAATGTTGCTTCCAAAAGGGACAACCAGAATTTTATGCCGTCTCTCAAATTTATGGGGGCAAAAAAAGGGTGCCCCGTGATAAAAAAAATGCTTGCGGAAAACAAAATCGACACAAACCATCATTTCACATCGGAGCCCAAATTTTTGGGAAATATTCAGGCGTGGTTGTACAATGAAGTTGCGGCGGGGTCGTTCCATTTGGTCAATGGAAAACAAATTGGAACAAAGACAAGTAAAGGAAAACAAATCTTATTGGATGATTTGATGAGCGAAAATTTCCTGGATTTAGACCAAAACGCGTATGGAATCTATATCCCGGCCGAAGAAATCTTGGCTCGACCCAAATATCAGTGGTTGGCTTACTTGCCGTCGGAAGACGTTTTAAAAACGAATTCGGTTATCGTCAAGTATTTGAAATCGTCGGCGGTGGATGCGGTGAATGAGTATTTTTCAGATGCAAATGTGCAAAAAAGCGTGTCTACGATATAAAAAATAAACACCCAAATAAACATAAAATATTTTTATAAAATACTTTATGAAAGACCTTTATGAAACTTCTCTCTTGTCCCTGGCGGAAACACCGGTCGATATTGTATGGCATCCCCATTCTGAAAAGGTTGCGGTCATCATGGACCCGCGTTACGATAAATTGATGGTCGGGGTAATCAAAAACTTTATGCAGCATTTGAACCCTTGTGGTTGGAATCTGGTGATTGTTACCCACGAAAAATATGAGATTGAGTTTTCAGCTTGCAAAGTGATTTGCATTAAAGAATCGGAAATCAAGTATAAAGAGGATGAACCCAACATCAATATTGACACTTACAATGAAATACTTATGTCAAGAGAATTCTGGGATTTCATGCCCGGAGAACACGTTTTGATATTCCAGAAAGATTGTTATATGTATAAAATGTTTGACGAAACCTTTTATTTGACCTACGCGTTTTGCGGTGCAAACTGCATCTGGTTGTCTGAGGACACCAAGTCTTACGGACTTGCCATCAATGGCGGATGTTCTTTGCGAAAAAAATCGGAGATGCTGGATTGCTTACAGAAAATCTCTTGGGACCTCATAGAGAAATACTATCCAAAAATGAAATTGCGCAATGAAGACCTTTTCTTCACGTTTGCATGTCATCTGTTGAAAAAACCTGTTCCTGAAATAGAAGAGAGATGCCATTTTGCAATTGAGAACGAAGACGTTAATGACACGTGTTTTTACCATGGGTGGAATAAAGGCTATCAAACGGAAGAACAATCCCGGCAACTTATGAATTCCGATAATTCATTGAATACGCGGACCCCGCTATTGTATGCAGCATGCAATGAACCATAGTAAAGTGGATCCGTATGTTCCCCTGCGAAAAATAGGGTATTGTTTATGGGTTCTGATACCGCATCAATGTCGGCATCCGTTACAGACAAATCGTGGTAAGAATACGCACCCTGTGTGAATACATCTTCTTCCCATCTTGTTACGTGTCAAGATTTTGGGAAGGGCACGTTTTTAAAGTAAAGCTTCAAATGGTCTAATACCGTATCCACGATTTCTTCGTCGGATTTGTGACTAAGTCGGAACCCATGATCTGCTGGGCAAATCGCCTCCAGAATTGGCATATTTTTTGAAACCATATAGTTGTTCCACAAAATGTATTCGTTTTTTTTGTTTCGCGTCAGTATCATTGGCGCATCGTTCCAAAATACTTCGTCAAATTCCAACTGAATTTTCTTGTAAGACCCCATTTTAATATGCGATAATGACTCCATTTTTAAAGGGGGCAGCGGTGGGTCAAACTCAATGTCTCGTAACGGACCGGGCGGTATCGTAATGCATAATTTGTTGCACTTGTATATCAGCCCATCTCTTGTATGTAGTTCCACTTCATTTATGCCATGAATAATTTTAGTAACAATCTGGTTGCAAATGATGTTGTTTATACAATTTTTGGATAAAGAATCAATCAATGTTTTGGCGCCCTTTTTAAACAAACAATGTGAGCCAGCATAGTCTCCGTATGGTTGTTGCAAAAAAGACACGGGTAAATTCTGAATACTTCCGCCACACCAAACCTCAATCATGTAGAGAAAACACCGCATATCATCATCCTCCGAGAAAAAAGAAAATGCATCTGCAATTGTGGTTGAACTATTAAGTTCATTTGTTTTCTGAATCAAATCGTTCCATTTTTTTGCCAATGCCTGAACCGCGGGTTTCGCCTCCGAGCGAAGCGAGGTATTATGAGGAGGAGTTATACAGCCGTCAGGCTGCGCCTTTGGGGATGAGCGTAGCGGTTCACCTAAATAATAAGTGATGTTTGCGTTCTCCGAATGCATCCACGGGTTGCATTCGGCGACTGGAATGAGGTCGTCTGACAACAATAAATTTGTCAGTGGGTTATCGCACAACCCATGTACCCATGCCGCACCGGCGTCAATGTTTTTATCGTTTGTAAAAACGCGTCCGCCAATACGTTCTCTTGCTTCCAATATAATATAGTCGTTGTTTTGAAGTTTGGATGCAATGGTTAAACCGGCTACGCCGGCACCAATAATAATGGTTTTACTTTTCATATACATTATTATTGTGTTTTTTTTAAGCGGTTTTTTATAGCATGAAAAAAATACAAATAATACAAATAATACAATACAAATAATACAATACAAATAATACAATACAAATAATACAATACAAATAATACAATACAAATAATACAATACAAATAATACAAAATTATAACCAATGAAGATTTACACCTGCGGTTTTAAATCTTCAAGGGTGTAAATAGGAAGGGCTTCAACTGACACTTGAAGAATTTAAATGGCTAGGGTTCTATCGTAATCTCTTTCGCCTGTGTATTCCTCAATAGGCATTAAAGTTTGAAAAGCGATATGTGCATCCGCCACTCCGTCAAACTTGCGGAGAAGTTGCTCGTAAGATAATGTAGATTTAAATTCAACCTCTATGTCAGGAATAGGTAGTATTTCATTTATGAACTGGGGAATAACTTTTGCCTCATTCATTCCCTCACCACAAGCCGCTTGTATGCGGTCATAATCAAAAGGGCATTCGCAACGAAACTTGTAGGTTGGAGGCACGGACACCTCGTTTTGCTTATCTTCTTGAGAAGATGGCCAAGGGATATTGTCTTCCTCCTCCTCCTCATCCTCCTCGTTATCAGGTTCGTCGTATCCTTCACCTTCATTCACTTCGTATTCGTTTTTGTCGGGGTCCAAGTGTTCGGTGAGTGCCTCAAGACAAAATTCAAATTGATTCCACAGAGTACCGCCATATCGAATGGTGACAGTTTCAGTATATATGGATACTTTAAATAGTGGATTTTTATTGGTTTCGGGCTCTTCTTCTTCTTCTTCATTCACTTCTAGAATATATTTAAATACTTGGATGTGATGAATCTCTACCCCATTCTCGACTCTTTGGGTCCAGTCTTCATAATTCTCATTGTATGTGGTGCTCAACATAAATGTTTTTATTTTTTCTTTTATTTCTTCCAATGTTTTAAAATTGGAAAACTTGGCGCTGTCAATAAACTTTTGCTTTAGGTCCATTTTATTGTTGTGATAATAGTTTATAATAAATAATGTTTAAGTATATGCATATGTAAAGTATATTAAAAAAGAGTTCAATTTTATTCAAATAATCTATACATATAATAATATTGGTTTAGAGAAAAAAACAAATCGTAAAAAACAAACAAAACCAAATAATACAAAAAAAAACAAACAAAATATATTGGTTCTCTCTCATCGGACACCCAAAAAAATCGATGAGATAAGCCAAAAAATATCCGCTTCGTACAGTCCAGGTATCAACAAAGAACTGGTATCTTTAAAAACAATTCCGCGAAATCCGGTTTTAAATTGCAACAATGCAAGTGCCTTTTTATTAAAAGCCCCGCTTAAAATTGGCGTACCCGACGCGTCTGGTAAAAAGACGTGTTACCATTATGGCGACCCTGCGTCCAAAAAATACATGTTAAAAAATCTCCAGGCGAATAAACATGTGGATCCAAACAAAATTAT